ATAATTAGGAACTTGGTGTCTAAAAAATTCATTAGCATTGTAATGTTTTTTTATTTCATTAATGAGGTTATATTTTTCCCTCCTTAAGGCACTTCGATTAAGTCTGCGGGTTGCTTCTAATATTGTATTAAGTGTAATCTCTGCCTTGCTTTCTTTTAAATTTTTATCTTTAAATAAAGTCTCATAAAGTTTATATTCTTTTCCTAATTCAGTATTAGCAAATGATTTTTTTAAAATATTTAATGAAGGAGATTCTCCCCCATTTAAAGTATCTGCAGTGATTTGCCTTACTAATAATTCAAATAAAAGACCTGTATTTTTATACTTGGAATGTTTAATTTTCATCTATAGGCTTTTTTATAAATATATAAGGATTTTCACTTCTTTAATTGATCTTCATCAAGAAGTGATTCGTCTTGCTCAAATACTAACTGTTTGCGATTAACTGGAATCTTTTTTAGCATTTCTCTATTCTGAAGGTAGGCTGTTTTGGCTTCTAATGCTAAAGGAGATCCACCTTTATATGTGGGTTTTATTGAACTTGATTCATTTTCTTTACCTTTCATGGCATCAACTCCTAATCTATCTTTACCAAAGTTTCCATCTTGAGTGTTAATATTTGAAACTTTCACTTCGGGACGTCCTAATTCTTTTTCATCATATCCCGCAGGTACATTATCAGGCTCATCGTAATATCTACCTTTACCATAAAGTGAAGCTAAATCATGTGGTGTACCATATGATTCTCCAGTTTCAACGGGATCATTTCCTTCTGCTTCTATTTGAGCGTTGCGGAAAGCACGTTTGGAATCTTCTCTAACTAAATCTCTAAATTCATGATATTCATCTTCACTAAAGTGGAATAAATGATCATATATAAAGTCTGAAGGGAATAATTTAGTTTCTTGCATTTGAGCAGCAAGGTCTAGTTTTTCCTTCATTAACGCTACCCTTTCTTGTTCATAAATTATTGAAGGAGTAGTTAAATTAAGTTCAAAATTTGTTAATTCTTCACCATCATACCCTTGTGTGTAAAGATGAACCACCGCTATCTTATACAGTTCAGAAAGGATAATTCTTTGAATGCGTTCAATAGTACGAGCAAACCTAATATCCTCAGCAGCTAAAGTAGCTTTACCATCTGTGTTTTCGTCGTATCCTAAAAATGCTTTTGGTATTTTAAGAGCAGCAAATAATTTGTTTCTTAAATACTCTACGTCTGCAATTCCATCATACTGCATCCCAGGTGTAGTATCAATTTTAGTAGAAGATTCACCTCCCCTAACCGGGAGATAAAAATCCTCTAACATATTTTGCATGTTATACTTTAAATTATATTCTCCTGTTTGTTGGTCAACATAAGGAGTACGTTTCATAGTAGATATGGTTTTCTGCATAAAGTTTTCTACTTCTGCAGGGGGAATATTTCCTATATCTATATAAAAAATTCTTTTTTCAGGAGCACGAACAATTCTATGTACTAACATAGCATCTTCCATAAGCATATATTGCTTAAATAGTTTACGACCCGGTTCTATATAGCTTCTACCATATGGGAGATAATTTACATCTGATAAAAGTCTAAAGTGAGCTATTTCATAATTATCAAAATATATAGCTCTACCACTGTTAGTTGTTGATCCTGGAGAGGTTAATCCCCCGTAATAACCCCCATATTCTCCTCCTCCACTTAATCCATCGGGGTCAAATTTGAATTTAACTTCTACGTCATGTTTATTTGAATCACTAATTTTTTCTTCTCTAATAATGTTATATGCTGTATAAGGAATAACATTATATACACCAAAGTTTTCAGCAATTTCTAACTTTAAGAAAAAATCACCATATTTACACATTTGGCGAATCCACATCCATAAATTAAATTCTATGTTTAAAACATCATAAAATAAATTATAAAGAATTTTTTGTAAATTTTCATCAGGTGATTTTATTTGAAGAACTTCACCCATAGAGTTTTTAAGGGTTGATTCATCTGCTAATATATCTAAGGCAGATGCTACAATTGCATCTGTATCCATAGCTTCATAGTCTGAATATAATTGGGTTCTAAGTACTTGATAATTTAATGCCGGATTATATACGGGCATTTGGTTAGTAGTATATAGACGATTAAATCGGTCTATCATAGAATTAGTCTCAATTTGCCCAGCTTGTTGCTGTTGATTAAAATCGAGAACTTTTAATTTACTTCCCCCTACATTACGAATAATTACGTCTGTGGAAAATAGTCTTTTTAGTCTTGTAAATACAGTTGTATCAGCCATTGTATATTAATATATGAATAAATATTATAAAAGCCAACTAAAATCTTCAGTTCCTCCTTTCCCATCATCCATACTATAAGGATTATCATTGCCTGTAGCAAAATAAGCTCCTTTATAAGAAGATTGGGATTTTTTTATAGAACCTAAAGCGGCTTTAGTAATATCTACTCCATGTTGTCTAAATTTTAATGCGGTATCTCGTACATATAAGCCGATACCAAAACTCATAACTAAATCATCATTATAGCCTGTTTGGGCTTCTGCTCTACCATACTTCCAAACAAACGTTTTCATTTCTTCTAATAAACGTTTTGATCTTATTGTAACTCCTTTATCACCTACATATTCTTGGAATTTACCAATAACCATAGGACGAGTTCTTGAGGACATAGTAAAACCTGCAGTCATATTTGAACTTCTGCTATATGATTTTAAGTAAGAACCTACATCAGGGGCATCTGCTTTAGGTGAATAATATAAATTCTCATAATTTTTATCTATTATGGTTTGGATAGTACTCCATCCTATATTAGCATTTTCTACTACTAACATAGCATTGTTATATTCAGTAGCTATAGCAGTTAATATATTTCCAAAATCTTTAGTACCAACTTGGCCCCTATATTCGCCTACTTGGACATTAGATTCAATATCAAAAATATGAAAAGCAGAATAATCTTTCCCATCTCCCCTAGCCACGTCTGCTGTAATCATATAAGATCGACTATAATCTGCAGGCTCCCAAATCCAAAGATTTTGGTCAACCCCTCTCCTTTCAAGAGGTTCTTTAATTGTAGTTTTTTCCATAAATTCTACATATTCAGGGTAAAATACTACATCTCCAGATGTGCTAAAATCACAATCACACTCTTGTGCTGCCATTCGGGGGTCACCTAGCAATTCATCTTGTCTATCTCTCCACCCTTGATTTCTTTCAGGATGAACGTACCAAGGTAATTTAATAGGTAAAAAGTCATTTTCTTTAGCTTCAGCTCTTGACCAAGTCTGGTGGAACCAATTACCAGTGCCATACGGAGTAGAAAGTGCTATACACCCACCACCCGTAGCAAGAGTTTGTTGGGCAGAAGCCCAAATTTCACCTATATTTTCAATAAATGCTGCCTCATCAATCAGTAGAAGAGAAACTGCTTCTGATCTACCAGCATCACTTGATGCCGATGTAGCCTTAATTTGGGATCCGTTTGTTAAACGTAGGGTTAATTTATTATTTTCTTCAAAATCTTCTTTAAGCCATGAAGGTAAATTCTCATACATGAATTTAACCTTTGTAACCATATTTTTAGCAGTTTCTTGTTTTGTTGCTATACAAAGGATATTTTTATCCTTATGAAAAGTCATTAACCATAAAGAATAACCAGCAGACAATGTAGAAATTCCTAACTGTCTAGATTTTAAAATAATTGAATAAGGATTTTCTTGAACTAATTTTAAAACTTTTTCTTGGAAGGGGTATAAATGAAAATTAATCCTGCCTCTTTGAGGATGTTGGATCATACAATACTTTTTCATAAAATGGATAGGATCCTTAGCACATTTTATATACTCCTGTCTAATTATTTGTTTTAAATCACTCATTGAGGTAATGTGTATTCTATAGTTCTAATAAGAATTAAAGTTCCTACAAATCCTCCAGTAACTCCTACCCAAGGTTTATTATACCATTTATCTACTTGGTCTAAACGGTCAATATATAGATTAATTTGTTCGTTTAATAATTCTATTTCTTGATTTTTATAATCAATAATTAAACTATCTTGATTAGATAATCTATCATATAAAATAATTTCAGCCTCAAGATTTGAAATCAAAACCGTTTTAATAGAATCTTGAAAGCGTAAGGTATCTAGAGACAAGAAAAACTCTTCGAGCTCTTCAGAGGGAATTCGAAGAGTATCTTGTGAATAATAAATGCTAGGTATTCCTAATAATAAAATTACTAATAGATACTTCATGCTTTTTTTCTATACTTTTTTTCAAAGCTATCAACAGTTTTTTTAGTACTACCTGTATTTTTAACTTGCTTTTTAGTATTAGATGTTTTCTCCTTAGCTTTTGAAATTTGGATTTGAGTTTCCTTTTTATCCTTTTCTATCTTACGAGTTTCAACTTGAACCGTTTTAATTTTTTCTTTATTAGTTTTGACTTTATCGTCAAATTCTTTTTTACTTTTCTTTCTAGAAGTAGAACTTAAAGCAATTATACCTCCTATGAAAGCAAGTATACCTAAAATGTATTTCCACAATTTCATGCCAATAAATATTAAAATTGTATGGTTTTTATGATTTGGTCAATACGTTCTTCAGTTGATCCCTTAATAGTATAAATCCCAGGACAATATTTAAGTAAAAGTTTTTGAATATCTTCATCTATAATTTTTCTATATTCAACATCTGTTTCACGAACCCCATTATCTTCAATTTCTATCCCTTCTGGGGAGATGTAAAACATATAATCATATTGTTTAAGGAAACGATGGGCATACATTTCAAATGCATCAGATTCCATATAATTAACATTTTTAGCACATCTAGTAAAAGCCATTACATCAATTATAGTTCTATCAGTAATAATGTTAGATTGCATAAGTTCACTAACACGTTCTGCTAAAAATATAGTTTGACCTTCAATAGTGGTTTCATGATTCAAAGGTATACCCAAAGAACTTAGATACGCACTGCGTTCCGTAGCAAACTTATAATCTTTAAATTCAGGCACCCTTTGAAGTGCTTTTACCAATGTAGTTTTACCTACACTCATCGTTCCTGTAAATCCTATTCTCATATTATCCTCCTTGTCTGGCTGATTCGCGCATTGCCGGGTTTTTGTACCAAGGTAATCCTGTTCGATCTCGTTTTTTTTCTTTCCATTCTTCTTCAGTATGGAGTATGCCATAAAGATAATACTCTCTTAGGCGTCTCACACCCTGAGGTATAAGAGCTGGTCCATCCCAGTTGTGGAGTTTTCCATCCCATGTGTGAAGAATAGTACCCTCAGGAGTTTTAATTCGTCTTGGTTTAGGCCATTTGTTGTCTTTAGTCATTATCCTTATTTATAAATTTCATAAAACTATTATCTTTATCATTAGTCAATCCTCCTATAAGATGAACTGCATCATCTTCTTCAGACCATGTTCCAGGAGTATCTTGCATTTCTAAAAATTCTATTACTTCAGGATCATTTTCCCATGATGTTTTATCTTCTAAACATTGTAAAATCCATTCGGCAACATATGTTCCTTGTGCCCCCGATACTGTAATACCTCGAGCACTAAGAGCATCACCTACAAAGTGTACATTATTATAATCAGCTAATGCTAATGTATCATAATCTACAAGGGGTTCTGGTGAAAGGTATTTAACTTCAGGCACATAAATTCCCCAATCATCTCCAAGTGTTGGGAATACTTTTTTCATATCTTCAATAAAATCTTCAATATAATGAAAGTATCCCTTAAATGCATCTTTTACTACTTGTAGTTCTGACTCCCCAATGTAATGTGCTTTAACCCAATCACCTTCAGATGTAAGTGTTTTATCTTTACCTGAGGGGCTGTAATAAAGACCTGCTTTATATTTGTTTTGGAAACGTCCTATAGCTTTTTTACTACCATGTCCCTCACCACTAACAATATTCATTCTATTTACCTTAGAAACTAATTCACGGGACCAATCAAATGGTTTATCAATACCTTTAACTTCCATTAAGATGCCAAAGTTGGTCATATCATTTCGGTGTTCTTCTCCTTTTTTAGCATGACCATTGTAGCTATAATCACCGTAAGTTTCTTCTAAGGCCACA